CTGACCTTGGCTTCCGTGAGGCTATCAAGCTGATGGACGATGCTGACGTACCTATGGACGGACGAGTTCTCGTAATTCCTCCTGCTGTTCGTAAGTCAATCATGGGCATTGATCGTTACGTGTCTTCCGACTTCGTTGGTGGACGTGGCGTTGAGTCAGGTCTGATTGGTAACCTGTACGGTGTAGACATCTACGTGTCTAGCAACGCTCCTGTACTGGAAGTTGCCGCTCAGAACACTGCTTCTACCGCTGATACTCGTGGTTGCTTGTTCTTCCACAAGGATGCTTTGGTAATGGCAGAGCAACTGGCTGTACGCTCTCAGACTCAGTACAAGCAGGAATACCTGTCTACGCTGTTTACGTCTGACACGCTGTACGGTGTTGAGACTTACCGTCCCGAAGCAGGATTCATCCTCGCTGTTTGCGACGAGTAAGCTACTCTCTCTGGGGGTCTTCATGGCCCCCTTTTACTTAAACGTCTTGATGACAGGGCGGTTAACTAAAAGATACTACGGATAGGGAAGCCTTATGTCCAACTACACAAAGTCAACAAACTTTACTGCTAAGGACTCTTTGCCTACAGGTGACACTAACAAGGTTATCCGTGGCTCAGAGTTCGACACAGAATTTAATGCTATACAAACTGCTGTAGGAACCAAAGCAGACCTAGCTGGTCCTACGTTTACTGGTACTGCCACGTTTGACGGAATTACTGCTACAGGAACTGTAAACTTCACAGGCGGTTCAGTCACTACTAACATTGACGGCGGTACTATCGACGGTGTAACTATTGGTGGTTCTACTCCGGGTGCTGGTACGTTTAGTTCTCTCACTGCTACAACAGGCACGTTCTCTGGTGCTGTCACAGGCTCTAACCTCAACGTCTCTAACTGGGATACGGCTTACGGATGGGGAGATCACGGTGTAGAAGGTTATCTGACGAGCGTTACGTTTTCTGACATTGACGCTGGTGCAGTTACGTTATCTACAGAAACATTTGTAGATAGTGATACCCAGATTCCTACTAACGCCGCTGTTATTGATTACGTTGCGGCTACTATCCCGTTGATTACAGAAGTCAACGATTTGACTGTTAGCGTTACTTGGGCTAACGTACCTGACGCAAACATTACGCAGTCTTCTGTTACACAACATCAGGCGGCTTTGTCTATTACCGCTAGTCAACTTAGTGACGTTACTTCTACAGCGGCAGAGTTAAACATTCTTGATGGTGTAACTTCTACAGCGGCAGAGTTAAACATTCTTGATGGCGTTACAGCCACAACCGCAGAATTGAATTTTGTAGACGGTGTTACGTCAAACATCCAGACACAGCTAGATTCTAAAGTTGGCTCGACCCACACAGGTGACGTAGACATCACAGGCGAACTGCTGGTTGATAGTTACAACGAGACTTTTAAAAAGGTTTCTAGTGTTAGTTCTACTATTGGCTATCAACTTACCAGTGGATCTTATGACTCAAAAAGTTTTAGCGTTGTAACCCAAGAAAATGCCCCAAATGCAGTGGAGTTTAGTTCAGACGGCACAAAGATGTACATTTTGGGAACAACCCAGCAAACCGTTTATCAATATACATTAAGTACGGCTTTTGACGTTTCTACGGCTTCTTACGCATCAACTTCCTTTAGTGTTTCTGCTCAAGACCTTGGGCCAGCGGCCCTTCGTTTTAAGTCTGATGGAACCAAAATGTTTGTTCTAGGTTTTGCAAATAATGCGGTTTATCAGTACAGCCTGAGTACCGCATGGGACGTATCTACTGCAAGTTATGATTCTGTTTCGTTTAGCGTTGCTACTCAAACAACAACGCCTGAAGGCTTGGCTTTTAAATCAGACGGAACCGAAATGTATGTTTGCGGTCATCCTAGTGACGATGTTTATCAATATACATTAAGCACAGCGTGGGATTTGAGCACAGCCAGTTACGGATCACTAACTTTTACTACTACTGGTGTAGATTTTACCGAGCTAGCCTTTAATTCTGACGGAACATCTTTATTTTTGGTAGACCGGACTAATGATGTTATTACTGAATACTCTTTAAGCACTGCGTGGAATATTTCTACGGCTACTTCTAGCGGAAACACACTAAGCGTTGCTTCTCAAGAATCTGAAGTAAAAGGCCTTGCTTTTAACAACGACGGTACAAAGATTTATATTGTTGGACTAACTAACGATACCGTATATCAGTACGACACATCTGCAACAACCTATACTACAACCTTTGACTGCGAAAACGCTAACGTCTTTGAAACCGTCTTAGAAGGAAACACCACTGTAGTCTTTAGCAACCCGCCAGCGGCAGGGACAGCTACAGACAGCACAGCCTACGCAATGTCACTCAAGGTTGTCCAAGACTCTGGAGCCTCTGGGTACACTGTAACGTGGCCTACGTCTGTTGATTGGCCTAGTGCTACAGCGCCTACCCTGACAGCTACAGCGTCTGCTGTGGATCAATTCGTGTTCTACACATACGACGGTGGAACAACTTGGTACGGCTTTACAGCGGGGCAAGCACTAGGATGAGCGTAGGTAGGCTTTTACAACAGGCGGCGGCTGGCAACGCTGGCGGCCCTAGTGACGAAGACTTTGCCAATGTTGTCCTGTTGCTAGACGGTGATGGTACTAGCGGTGACGCTAACAACACGTTTACTGACTCGTCTGCCAACGGCTTTACGGTTACTGAGAGTGGCTCTGTAGTACAGGGTAGCTTTAGTCCGTATGGAGATAATTGGTCTAATTATTTTAATGGATCAGACCGTCTTAATTTATCAAGCGTAACCGCTGTTGGAACAAGTGACGCAACAATAGAGTTTTGGTTTTGGGCGTCAAATGAAACAGTAGCCTATAGAAGTATTTATGATAGTAGATCTTCAACTGGCACTGATACTGGCTTTGGCATTTTTCAGTATGGAAAAACTATTGAGGTTTATGGAAACGGGTTAAAAGTATCAACAGCCGCCAATGCTTTTAATGGAAATGAATGGGTTCACTTTGCTTTGGTTCGTTCTTCTGGTTCATGTCAAATTTATATTAATGGAACAGCTTCAGGTTCTTCAGGTGCTTACTCAAGTAATTTAACATCTACAGCAAGAGCTATAGGAGATTCCGTTAATACTGCTTTTGCTTATTATGGTTATATTTCTAATTTAAGAGAAGATCATTCAGCCGTTTACACAAGCGGCTTTACGCCCAGTACCATACCGCTTGCCACCCTTACTAACACTAAAGTATTGACTTGTAGTGAAAATAGATTTTTAGATGAAAGCACTAATAACTATTCAATTACAGTAACCGGAACCCCTAAAGTAACCCCGTTCAGTCCGTTTAAAGATAGTAACGCAAGAACACTAACGACTGATGGTGGGTCTGCGTACTTTGATAACGGAGCAGGAACCCCAACAGATTATTTATCTATTAGCGATGCTACTGGATTTGATATTGGAAGTAACCAATTTACTTTTGAATGTTGGGTATATCTAGAAAGCATACACAATACTTTTGCAATGTTATTTACTGGAGAAGGAACAAATTATTATTTCGGCTACCACGAAGCAAATGGAGGAGGGTTGGCTATATATGGCGGATGGGGCGCTTATTCTGGTAATGACGGAAGATTTAAATTATACGAATGGAACTACCTTGTTTTTCAAAGAGATAATAGTGGCACATTAGCGATGTATCTAAATGGCACACAAGTTTATTCTGCTAGTCTTTCTGAGACCTTTGGGGGCACTTCTGCGACAGGTGTAAATATTGGAAAAAGCAGTTCTTATAATGATTATGGTGTAAACGGTTACATAGCAGACGCTAGATTTAGTAATGGATTTACTTTGTACGGCAGTGGCACTAATCCTTCAAGCATTACCGTTCCGACAGCACCACTTACTGCAATAAGCAACACTGATCTACTTCTAAACTTCCAAGACGCTGGCATCTACGACAGATCAGGCATCAACAACCTAGATACTGTAGGTGACGCTCAGATTGATACAGCCGTTGTCAAGTACGGTACGGGGTCAATGCAGTTTGATGGTACTGGTGATTATTTAAAAGTACCTTCAACAGATGACATAGCATTAGGTACAGGAGATTTTACTATTGAAGGTTGGTTGTATATCGGAACAAATCCGGTAGGCAACGGTCAAGGAATGTTTCAAATATCTAACGGGTATCTAAATTCTGCTGTAAGAGGCCCCGCCGCAGGACTTAATAACGGCGACGGTAAATGGGCTATCTATTATGGGACATCCCAACAAACAGCCACAGCGGCGGCCCCCTCAATAAACACTTGGTATCACGTTGCGTATGTTAGAAATTCCTCAACTACCAAGCTGTATATTGACGGAACTGAATTAATTTCTGTTAGTGATAGCACTAATTATTCAGACACCTATTTAACAATAGGCGGTTGGTACAGTACATCTTATTTACTTAATGGTTTTATAGACGACTTTCGTATCACCAAAGGCATAGCCAGATACACATCTAGCTTTACGCCACCTACTGCGGCGCTACCCAAGTTTTAAGAGGAGACAAATATGTTATTTGTTGAAGTGGCTACTGGAACGCCAAAAACAAAAGTCCAGCTAAGACAAGAAAACAAGCATATGTCTCTGCCTGAAACGTGGACTGATGCAACGCTGGAAGCCTTGGGTGTAGCAAGGGTAACTGCGGTTGCAAAGCCTGACGTTGGAGAATGGCAAGTAGCTGTCAAGGATGGCGTAGAGCAAGTAGACGGTGTATGGCAGGAGAAGTGGGTAACTCAGGAAATGTTTACCGAATACACCGAAGAAGTAACAGATGAAGACGGTGTAACAACTACAGTTACCCACACCGTACAGGATCAAAAGGACGCCAAGATAGCCGCTGACAATGCCGCCCTAGAGGCCACAGAACGAGCTACACGGGACAATCTCTTGAAGGCTACAGACCACTACGGGTTGTCTGATGTGTCCATGACAGAGGCTATGACGGCCTACAGACAGGCCCTACGTGACGTACCACAGCAAGAAGGATTTCCACAGACTATCACTTGGCCTACAAAGCCAGAGTAATTTATGGATCCTGTATCTCTGGTAGCGATGGCGTCTACTGCGTTCAAGGGCGTACAGGTACTTGTATCCAAAGGCGCAGAGATTGAACACGTAGCTCAAAAGCTAGGTCAGTGGTACACACTTGTAAGTGATTTAAAAGAAGCTGAAAAGGAGATAGAAAACCCTCCACTATTCAAAAAGATGTTTGATGGTGGATCAGTAGAGGAACAAGCACTTAATGCTGTTATAGCTAAAAAGAAAGTAGAGGAACAAGAAAAGCAAATAAGAGAATTAATTACTTGGGCTTATGGTACTGAAACATATGCTGAAATGATTCAAATGCGTCGAGACATTAGAGCTAAAAGAGAACAAATGATCTATAAGCAACGACGCAGACAAAGAAGAATGTTAGATGTATCAGCCATTGTTATAGGGATGATGATAGCTGGTGGAGTTATTTGGACAACCATTAGCTTTATTCAAAGTGTTGGAGGATAACATGGCTGTTGTAAACGATCAACGCTTAGAGCGTATAGAAGAAAAGTTAGATAAATTATCTAGCACAGTAGCAGACTTAGCGCGTATAGAAGAGCGTATGTTATCTGTGTTCAAAAGACTAGACAGGCACGAGAAGCGCCTTGACGACCAAGAAGATGATATTAGAGCAATAGGTAATGATGTTCTTCTAAACTCTAAATCCGTTAAGGGTGCAGAAAGACTAATGTGGATTGCTATTTCAGCAGGCGCATCATTCCTTGTATATATGATGAGGTAAGTATGTTAGATATGTTGAT